TAGTTTCAAAAGTAGTTGAAATGAATGCTAACGTAGCTCAAACCACAACAGTAAACTTAGAGCAAGAACGTAAATCGTTAGGCCCTAATGCAGATGCACGTATTAAAAGCGTTGTGCAATGGGGAACAAGTCTTGTTCATAAAGGCGTATGGGGTAAAGATGACTTTGAGGAATTTAAAGTTATGGGTGGCACAGCTAAAGGCATTGCTGCTTTAGAAAAGATTAGAGCTGCATACGAAGGTAGAGTTCCAACAGATAGCGCTCCAGTAGGTAATGCACCATCTAAAACAGAGCTATATGCTATGGTTGGAGATCCAAAATACAATACTGATCCAGCATATAGGGAAAAAGTAGAGAAAATGTTTCAAGCATCATTTGGAGGGTAATCTCCGTAGTAAATTAGGCCCACTTAATTGTGGGCTTTTTTTTGCATAAAACACTTGCCAAACTCTTAAAAATCTGTTAAAAACTGCTCAAGGCTCATTGCATTCGCAACCCTTCACACAAGTCGTCTTGTCGTCTGGCTATCGTAAATAGCAAGCAACGGCCCAGAACGTCTGGCTAACCAAAGCGATAAACTTTATTTTTTATCAATTCTAGGAGAATAACATGGCTATTGGATTATCTAATGCTTTTGTAACCCTCTTTGATGCCGAAGTTAAACAGGCTTACCAAGGTAAGGCTAAATTAGTTGGTGCAGTTCGCCAAAGACGCGGTGTTGAAGGATCAGTAGTAAAATTTCCTAAAGTAGGCAAAGGCGTTGCTACTTTAAGAATCCCACAAACAGATGTATCACCATTGAATGCTGGCTTTAGCCAAGTAACTGCTACTTTAGCAGACTGGAATGCAGCAGAATATTCTGACATCTTTATGCAACAAAAAGTAAATTTTGACGAAAGACAAGAGTTAGTGCAATTAGTATCTAACGCTATCGGTCGTAGACAAGATCAAATGATTATTGATGCGCTTGTAAACTCATCAACATCATTAACAGTGTCTAACGATATCGGTGGTTCAGACACTAACTTAAGCGTAGCAAAACTACGTGACGCTAAACGTCTATTAGACAAAAACAACGTTCCACCAGAAGGTCGTCACATTGTTCTTCATGGCAACAACTTAGCTTCATTACTTTCAGAAACAGCAGTAACTTCTTCTGACTTTAATACAGTTAAAGCTTTAGTAGCTGGTGAACTAAATACTTTCTTAGGCTTTACATTCCATTTATTGGGTGATCGCTCAGAAGGTGGTTTACCAATTGATGGTTCTTTAGATCGCAAAGTTTTTGCATTCCATAAAGACTCTGTTGGCTACGCAGAAGGTATCGCTCCTCGCACAGAAATCAATTACATTCCAGAAAAAACTTCATTCCTTGTGAATGCTGTATTCTCTGCGACTGCAACTGCTATCGATGCTGAGGGTATTGTTCAACTCACATGCCGTGAATCTTAATTTAAGGAGATACTAAATGGCTTATTCATCAACTGGTTTAAACGCTGCTGGTGGTCAATCAAAAGCTGGTAATGCTCCACAAATTTGGACATATACTAGTGCTGACGCAATCGCTACAGTAAACACAAGTGGTTACTTTGATGGTGCTTCTTCACTTTTAAAAGTGGGCGACATCATTTTTGTTTACGATTCAGCAACTCCTACAATGAGCATTGTATTTGTATTATCAAATTCATCTGCTGGTGTTGTAGACGTATCTGATGGTTTAACAGTAACAGCAACAGATACAGATTAATACTCTGTATTGCAGTAAGTAACTTGGGTAAGGTGGGCGTTTATGCGCTCACCTTATTCTCACATCTGGAGATAGAGTATGGCAGCTGGAGATTCAGCATTATCAGTTTGTTCTGATGCACTAATATTATTAGGCGCAAAGCCTATTTCTTCATTCACAGAAGGCACTGATGAGTCATCTACATGCGATCGTCTTTATTTTGATATAAGAGATCAAGCGTTAATGATTTATCCATGGTCATTCTCATTTAAAAAAACTCAATGTGCTAGACTGGTCACTACACCGGCTACTGAATACAAATACGAATACCAATTACCATCAGATAGATTAGGATCACCAAGAGCTGTCTATGATGCTAACGAAGTAGGCTCGCCTGTTAGAAATGACTATAGAATCATGGGCGATAAGGTTTTAACTAATTACGAAGAAGTATGGGTAGATTATCAATACTCAGTGACAGAGCCAAATATGCCTGTCTATTTTATTCAATTACTTAAATATATGATGGCATGGCATTTATGTGTGCCTATTACAGATCAAGTAGATAAAGCTCAGTATTGGCAAGCCGTAGCTACAGGATCACCAGGCGAAAATGGTCGTGGTGGCTATATGCGTCAAGCTATGAATATTGATGGTCAAGGACAACCAGTAAACGCTATACAAGACTTCTCATTGATTAATGTGAGGTATTAATGGCTCGCTTTGTCACAGTCCAAACCAACTTCACTACAGGCGAATTAGATCCACTATTAAGAGCGCGTATTGATTTAAAGTCATACGAGAATGCATTAGAAACAGCTCAAAATGTATTCTGTCAGCCACAAGGTGGCATTACTCGCAGATCTGGCACAAGGTATATAAACTCATTACCTTCAATATCTGACACGTTTGCAACAGGAACAGCACAGGCTGGCGCATCAAGCACAATTACATTGGCATCTGGCGCAAGCGCATCTGATAGTTTTTATAGCTATATGTATGTCGCAATAACTAGTGGCACTGGCTCTGGACAAACAAGACAAATAACATCATATATTGGATCTACTAAGGTAGCTACTGTATCTACTGCATGGACAACAACTCCAGATGCTACATCTGTATATAGAATATATAATTCAGCAGATCTTGGTGTTAGACTTGTTCCATTTGAATTTTCAACATCTGATAGTTACATGTTGTGTTTAATTAATAACCAAGCGTATATTTACAAAAATGGTGCATTAATTACAAACATTAATAGCACTGGCCTTAATTACTTAGATACATCTAGTGTTGGGTTATTTGGCCCAAGATTAAATGAAATATCATGGACTCAATCTGCCGACACATTAATTCTCACGCATGAAGATATGAATCCAGTAAAGATTGTTCGTGGAGCATCTGATTCATCATGGACGGCATCAGCATTAACTTTTGATAGTATTCCTAAATATTCATTTGCATTGTCATATACTAATCCAGCTGGAACAATTACTCCGTCAGCTATATCTGGCAAAGTTAAAATTACTGCATCATCTGGTGTTTTTTCTGCTGGAAACGTTGGTCAATATATTAATGCTAGTCCGCAAGGCCGTGCAAAAATAGTTCAGTATTTAACTTCGACAACAGTTAATGTAGTTACAGAATTTCCATTTTTTGATCTTACAGCAATTGCTAATGGCAATTGGGATATTGAGTCTGGCTATGAAGATGTATGGTCATCAACAAAAGGTTGGCCAAGAACAGTAACATTCCATCAAGGTCGTTTATATTTTGGCGGATCTAAGTCAAGGCCATCTACTATTTGGGGATCTGTCGTAGGATTGTTTTTTGATTTTGAGCCAACAGAAGGTTTAGATGATGACGCACTAGAAGCTACATTAGATACTAATACATTTAACGCTATTACAGACATTATCTCTGGTCGAGATCTTACTATATTTACAACGGGTGGTGAGTTTTATGTGCCACAATCTGGTCTAGAGCCTATTACACCTTTATCATTCTTTGTGCAGTCTACTAGCCGTAATGGAAGTAAGCCTGGCATACGAGTTCAGCAATTAGAAGGTGGTGTTATATTTGTTCAAAGACAAGGTAAGTCATTATCTGAGATTGCGTATTCTGATACACAACTTACTTATGTTACATCAAAAATATCTCTATTATCTGGACATTTATTAAAAACACCTAAACGCATGTCATTAAGACGTGCAGTGGATACAGATGAAAACGATTTGCTTCTTATTGTAAATGGTGATGATGGAACATTAGCATCATATTCATTAATGAGATCACAGAATGTTATAGCGCCATCAGAGCTTGTAACGGCCCAAGGATCATTTATTGACGTTGGTGTAGATATTACAACAATTTATACAGTTGTTAAAAGAACTATATCTGGAGTAGATCAATACTATGTAGAAAAAGTAGAGCATGGTTTATTGACAGATAGTGCTAAAACAGGCGGTGCAGCAGCGTCAGTATCTATGAGCCATTTAGTTGGCAAAGAAGTTAATATTATATTAGATGGTATTGTGCAAGCTAACCAAACAGTAGCGGGTGGAGGCACAGTAACATTCCCTAGATCCTCTACAACTTCTTACGAAGTAGGATTGCCAATTACAGTGCAAGCTACTACAATGCCTATAGATTTAAAAGTTCAGTCTGGCACAAGACTTGGTTTTAAAAAACGTATTGTTGAGGTTAATGCGTTAGTATTAGAAACACAGAATTTAGTAATTAATGGTATTGAAGTCCCATTTAGATTATTTGATACGCCATCCACATTAGATGCTGACGTGCCAGAATTTACAGGGACTAAAGTATTAAACGGAATTCTAGGGTATAGTAATGAAGCTAAGATTACTATCACTCAGAGCGCACCATTAAAGTTTACCTTATTAGGTATGGAATATAAAGTAGCAGTTCACCAGGGGACATAGTATGAGTTTCTTATTACCAGCAGCACCAGCCATAGCCGGATCAACGGCAGCAGCAGCAACGACAGCGTTTGGCTCTACAGCTTTTTGGGCTGGGACAGCAGCGGCTGCTCCTATAGTATCGTCTACTGTTGTGCCATCAATATTGCTGTCATCAACACCATCATTCTTTGGTAGCCTTAGTAGTGCCTTTAGTGCTATTAAGCCATTTATGGAAGTTATTTCTCCCATAACAACAGCACTACAAGGTGTTAATGCTATACAAACTGGTCAAACACAAGCTAGTATGTATAAACTACAGCAACTACAATTAAGAGCAAAGATAGATAATGATAGACTTAATCTTACAAGACAAAGCAATGACGTATTAAGAAGATTAATGCAGTCTAATGCATCAGCGGCAGCACGTGGTTATGCTGGCGGAGTTAAAAGCTTTGAGGGATCAAGCGCATTACTTATGGATGTTAATGCAAAATATGCTGGAAACGATATGGAAACTATTCAACAAAACATTGCAACATCCGGCACGTATGGACAAATACAAGACAGCATGTTGGCAACAGCGTCAGACAAAGCAGTAACAGGATCTTATTATGATGCATTTGCAAGTGTTGGCAAAGCAGCTTATTTATATAGCACATTGAAAACAGCTTAAGGAAAAGTTATGGCAGATAGTCCACGTTATCAAAGAGCAAATCTAGTTTATGCTGATATGCCTAATATTCAGCCAGTAGATCTGCAAGAGCAACTTAATGCAAATAAACGCATTGGCGCTGCATTAGATCAAATGACTAGCATTACTACTGACATTGGCAAGAAATATGCAATAGAAGCAGCTGCTAAGTATAGCCTTGATAACCCTGTTACTCAAGAACAACTTATTGACGCCCAAAAGAATAATAGCAATCCAATTGCCAAGGATTTAAAAGGCGGCACAATATTTAATGATACGCTTAAAAAAGTTTATGCTCAACAAGCATCAGCAGAGTTTACTAACATTGCCTATACTCACTTTGAAGATGTAGATAAAAGAGTTAAAGATGGTGAATTAACAAATCCAGATGATATTAAGCAAGCGCTTAACTCAGTTATTGAGCCACAAAAAAATGTATTAAGTCAAATAGATGTAGAAACAGGATTGTCTTATGACGCTAAATTAAAGTCATATGCTAACACATACTATAAAGGTGCTTTAAACGAGCTTGATAAACAAGCTAGACAACGTATAGATTTAATGGCTGTTGATACAATGAATGTTCAAACTAAGATGTTTGAAAAGGATATTGTTAATCAATACGATCCTATTGTGTTAAAAGGATTGCTTGACTCAAGACTTCAAGATGGTGATCTTACATTTAAACAAGGATCTCATAGAGAAGCTTATAACAATCAATTACGCAAACAATTAGACTATGCAATCAATAATAAGTTTGCAGAAGATATGGCTAATACTTTTGGTAGCGAAGGCGCTGCTATGCAATCATTGGAAAAAGGTAAGGCTGGTAAATGGACAGCATTTTGGAATGACAAAACACCAGATGAAAAAGATGACCTTAGACAATTTGTATTAAAAGAATTGCGCATTAAGAATTCTGGAGCAGAAGAATTTGATCGTCAATATGCATCTAAACTTAGCGCTGCAAATGATATGCTTACAAATGGATATCAGCCAGATGCAAAGTTATCTCAATGGCTTATTAATAATAGTGGATCATTAAAACCAGACAGTGCTACAAAAGCATCAGCTACTGCATTTAACATGAAGCTAGATCAATTTAACAAACTTAATGGCATGAGCATGCAAGATAGGCAAGTCTATGAAGATTCTATGCTTGCTAAGATTGGCCCTAATATGACTGCTGAAAATTGGCAAGTATATTCATTTATTAAGAAGTCTAATGAAAACTTTAACTCAAATATTAAAAAAGACTTTGTAGCTACAATGAAAACTCAAAGTGCATTTAGAGCTACATCTTTAAACTTTGCAGCACCAGACGATGTATTTCAAACGGAAGTAGATAATAGAGTTAAGCTTGCAAACCAATTTGGAACAATGAATGGGATTAAGCCAAAATATTTAGATGAAGGCGAAGTGCAATCATTACAAATGCAATTAGATGCAGCCAAACCAGATGAAAAGGTAGCTATGCTTGGACGTATTGCTAAATCATTTGGCGGCGGTTCATCAGAAGTATTTAAACAACTATCCCCTAAAGATCCAGTATCTGCTCACATGGGTGTTCTTTATGCAAATAAATCTAATGACTTTATTATTCGTAACGCTGCTAAAGGCCAAGAGATTCTTAAATCTGGATATAAGCCTGTAGAAGAAGCAACACAAAAACAAATTGCTATTAAGGATAATATTGGAAGTGCATTTTATGCTGCACCAGAAAGTTATAATGATGTTGTTAAAACAGCAGATGCATTATATGCTGAGTATGCTATGCGCAATAATCTTTCTGCATTTAATGCCACAGTTTATGGGGAAAAACTACAAGAAGCTTCTGGACGAACATCTGGGGCAGATGGTAAATACTATGGTGGCGTTGTTAAATATAACAAAGAAAAAGTTATTATACCAAACTCAGTTCCGCAAGACGATTTTGAAGATTTAATGGATAAAGCTACTATTGCAGACTTAAGGTATTCATCTGACAATTTTGCGAACCGCGCAAATACTAACGGACTTTTTGCGCAAAACGGAAAAGAATATACATCTGATAAGATTAAAGATGCTAAATTAGTTCCAGCTGGCAAAGACAATTACATGCTTACTATTGATGATAGTCCATTTATTCTTAAAGGCGGATCACCTTTATATATTAACATAGATGTTTTATACAAGAAGCTTAAAAGCGAGAAACGTATTTAATGGGCATTATTAATAGAGATATAAATATACAGCCATACCTATCCAACCAGTCTGTTTTAGGTGGAGAAAGCACTGGGCCATTTGAAAATATGAGAGCTGCTTATGACGCTGCATCATCATATGTATTGGGTAGCGAATCAAGAACAATAGCGCTTGATGAAGTGTTTGCGCCATTAAGACAAAAGGTTATTGACAGATCTAAAGTGTCAGATTTAGACAGGGTAAATATGTTTGGTGCTGACTCTAGAAATCAATATGCATGGGCAGATAGAGATTATCCAAAGTATATTAATAACACTCTTGATTATATTAAGCAAAATCCAGATCTATTTCCAGAGCCAGAGTTTCAAGGATTAACTTATGACATGCTAGAAGAAAAGGCAATTTTAAGCTCAAGAAAAAAAATAGAAGAACAAGAGGAAATTGCATCAAGAAAAACTTTTTGGGGTGGTGTAGGGGAATTTGTTGGCGGCGTAGCTGGCAATTGGTCTACACTAGATTCATTATCATTGGCTGTCAATCCAGAATTAATTGTTATTAAGCCAACATGGCCTATAGTAAACAGAATGTTTAACAATGTTATTGTTAATACAGGAGTTGAAGCTGCTAAGTATCCAGATATTAAGTCATGGCAAGAAAAAGTTACTGGCAAGGAGTATGGGTTTAAAGAGTTTTTACAACATGAAAAAGAAGTAGCTATAGGAACTATTGCATTAACTGGCGCTTTTGAAGGTATTGCTAGAGTCCCATATAAAAAAGGATATCGCTGGACTAAAGATACAATGCTTGAGGGAGTTGAGAAGCTTCAAGATGTATATACAAGAAAATATTTAGATAATGCTGATATTTACATTACAGATACAGCAACTGGTAAAAAATGGAATGTGTCTGTTGGTGGAAAACAAACGCAAGAAGAAATTAAACAAGAATTAATGAAAGATATTAATGCTATTAAAGCTCAAGATAGCATTGATAATTTTATTAGTGAAACTAACCCTATAGCAGATGATGCTGGAGATATTGAACATATAAAGCGTCTTAACCAAGTTAATGAAGCAATGAGAACTGGAAACTTTGATAAACTTCCTAAAGACACTCCAACAACTAATACGATTACAGACATAAATCATTTTGATCGTGCTAACCCAAATGTTAAATTCTATAATCCTAAAGACATTAAAGTAGATGCAGAAACATTTCAATTTAAAGCTGGTGGCGATGTAGAAGGTGTTACTGAAAGGCTACAGGGCGTCACTCAATGGGATCCTATTAGCGCTAATACGGCCATAGTTTATGAAAAAGCTAATGGTGAAACATTTATTGTGGATGGGCATCAAAGATTAGCATTGGCTAAACGTATTACTGCTACAGATCCAGCACAGAAAATTGAGTTTATTGCATTTCCATTAAAAGAAGTAGATGGCGTATCAGTAGAAGAAGCAAGAGTTATTGCTGCTATGAAAAACATTAGAGAAGGAACAGGCACAGCTATTGATGCTGCTAAAGTGCTTAAGATAGATCCATCTTTAATTGAAACATTACCACCTACATCTGCATTGGTAAAGCAAGCTAATGGTCTTATTAGATTATCTGATGATGCATTTAGATTAATTACTAATCAAGTTATACCAGAAAACTATGGCGCTATTGTAGGTAATATAATGACAGATCCTACAGAGCAGATTGCTGCTATTGAAATGCTTAAGCGATTAGATCCGTCAAACATAAGACAAGCAGAGCAAATTATTCGTCAAATGAAAGATACGGGATTTGTCAAATCAACACAGGAAAGTTTGTTTGGAGATGAAGTTATATCAGAAAGTTTATTGCTAGAGCGAGCAAAGATATTAGATGCTGGCACTGCAATGTTTAAAACAGACAAGCTAGTATTCAAGAATCTTATGGACAATGCTAATAAGATTGAGGAATCTGGTAATATCTTAAACAGAAACAACAACGCAACTAATGAGGAAATATATGCCAAAGCAATCGAAATCACAAGGGCAAATGCCAATATCAAAGGATCCATATCAGAATCCCTCACTCGCCTCGCAAGAGAATTTAAAGAAGGCGGAAGCAAAGGTTTACAAGGATACGCCCGCCAGTTCGCAGATGATGTCAAACGATCAATTGAAGATGGCAGTTACGAGAGGGTTCCAAATGGCGGACTTGGCAGCTATGGCGCAATTGAGAAGGAAGCAGTTACGCTCAGTCCAGAAGCAAAACAAGACCTAAGTTTATTTGATGAGGGCATTGGATCTAAAGGTGAAGTAGAGCAGATTAAAGTTTTAGATGCTGCAACAAAAGAAGAATTGCAAATGGCCCCAGAGATGAATGATGCTGTTA